AAGCAAAGTGTTGGTCTATATTCCGCCTTCTCAATCCATGTCGAGACAATATCTGCAACCAATGGCTGCTTATCCATCGCCTCACCTAAACCCTTCAACTCGTAATCGCCTGCCACAGTTTTAACACCGCGCAGATCGGGATGGCTTGGCGCAAATACCTTAAAATCACACAGATGCCCAAGTTCGATTAACTTTTGAGTTGTTGTGCAAACAATCAGATCATCCCAGATCTTGCCCATACCCTTCGCCCATGGCGTTGCGGTTAGGCCAATGATCGGTATGTCCTGCCACTCAGGCATTGCGAACCATTTAGTGTAAAACTCAAACGTCACATGGCATTCATCAATGATGGCAATATCGAATAACCTAAGCTGACGGCGCATAAGTGTTTGAACCGATGCCACTTGCACCTGCGCTTTCGGATTAGTCAGTTCATGGTCGGCTTGAATAACGCCAATCTCGTTGGCAGGGATTCCGTTTTGGATAAATCTCTCGACAGTCTGGTCAATCAAGCTAATTGCGGGAACGCAGAAAATAACACGTCCGTTGTTTTCCCGAGCCAGACGAACGACTGAGGCAGCCATCACAGTCTTTCCTGATCCTGTAGGCGCTTGAACAACTGGTCTGCGTTTGCCCGATTTAATCGCTTCTCTTAGCGCATCAATGGTTTCAAGCTGGTAGTCGCGTAATTGTATATCAAACATGGCAATATCCCTTATATGTAATTATATATATTATATTTATTATAGATATATAATACTCTTAGGTAATTATAAATACTCTTAGGTAAGTATAATATATATAATATATTCTCTCTGGAATGGATAAGAATAGTTATATAGTACTGTATAGTAGTAGTTATATACTCAATGGTTAATATAGTAGTATTATATATAATATATAATATATAGGGCATAGTTAGACTCCTAAGTAAACTATTGTCGTGCTGCCGCTTATCATGTATTATTGCTATGTTAGGGACTGGCAGGTCACTAAGCATAGTTTGTGGTCTGATTAGCTGCACACTGGTCAGACCACCGACCTAAATCCGTATCACTGATTTGCGCCTTCAACAAGCTTAGCTACAAAATTCAACAAAAGCTTGTGGTGTTCGCCGTTGTGCCAATGCTTGGCAAGGTATTTCTTGTCATACCAATTCTGCTGGCTTTCAGGATGGCAGCCAATTAGGCCGACATTCCCCTGAATGATTGCCATAGGATCGCCGTTTACATACCGCGCAACTACCTCAGCAATACCAACGCCCTCAAAGGCGCACCCATCGTAGAAGAACATCTGGCGGATACCGCCATACCAGAACACATCAGCAATGGTGCTGTACGACCTTCTAATGTCGCTGTCGGGGCGTTTGATATACTGGACTGGTTCAAGATCTGCCAAAAGATCAAAATAGTTCCTTCCAGCCCAGTAAGCACCCATGCAAATGCCAAGGTAGCAACCACCGCTGGCTACATACTCAGCAATGATGTTCCCTTCCCGTCTCTTAAAAAAATCATAGTACTTATCAGCATCCCCTATGCCTCCCCCAAATGCCACAACATCAACGCCGTTTAAGGTGCTGAAATTAAACTGGCTTTCGTCAAAGATTTTGACATCATAATGGGGTGAAAAGATACCAACCATAGCCTCACAGCATTCCTGCGAACACTCAGGGTCATGCTGAAATATAGCCATGCTTCTACGACCACGATTGGTCAGAAGCTTTTTTGATTGATACCCAGACATAATTTTACCGCCTCGTATGCAAAATAGCATAACACTCGTATTCTTTATGCCCATCATCTAAGCATTGTTGATTATATTTGTTTACTTGAGCAATATGACCTATACATCCAAAAATTACTGCAATTACAGAAATAACAATTATACTTACAGCAATTTTAAGAATATATTTATCCAATAAATCCTCAAATGTTCCCATCATTTAATCCTTTTCAATCGTGCTTCCATCATTGCATCAGCAACTTTATATGCGTGTTCAGCTTGTCGCTCTACGGAAGCATTGGTCCTAAAAGATGTAAATGCTGCCATTGCAAAGCGGTCACGCATAGTTTCAGTATGAACTTGCATTCGTGGACTAGTAATATTGGTAATATTGTTCGACAGAGATGATTCCAGTTCCTCAATGCGATTAGCGGCTTCGTCAAATAAATCAGAACTTAATGTGAAATTTTGATTTTTTGGATCACGAATCCATTGTTCAAAATTACGCAGTTGTTTAACGATATCCTGAGTCATTTTTCATTGTCCTTTTTATCAGAAAAAATATGATCTTTGTATTTCAAAGTACTGTTTGCTAAGATCAATCATTTTTTATCTCCTTATCATCTAATTCTTCACGCATATCTTTTATGGTCTGCTCTAATACTTCAACTTCTTTCTTTAAATATTCATTCTCTGTATATGCCCTTAAAATGTCAGCAGTCATTTGTTCAACCGCTTCCTTTTTAATAAGCACATACCCATCATTCATCATCTGCTGGTATGTTATTTGCCATTGCGCCATGTTCATCACTTTCTAACGTATAACTAATTAACTGGCGGGAATCACCTATGCGAATTGCCTCTGGTTTGGTTTCATCTCTAAGTATTCTATCAATTTCAATCATAATGAACTTAAAGATGCGGTTGCTGACATATAAACGTGCAATTTCTTCCTTTGCCAAGGGATAAGTGGCAAATGGGTCGCGCTTCATGTTCCTGAAAAGTTTATCTTCGTTCATCTCTATTTCCATTTCGGTAACTCCAACAAGTGGAGATTTGATTAAGTGTTATTTGATACGTTTTGTCAACCCAAATAATTCTATCAACTCTGTTTCCGATAAATAGGATAAATAATCCTTTAATTCCTCGTAGCTTGGCTTTTGATTTTTACGCATAAAAGCCATGATTTTGACTGGGTCCAACCCAGCCATTTTAGTCAAGCTTTCTAATTCTTTAAGATCGTCTGTAACGGCTGATAATCTGTCAGCTAGGTCAGCTATTGTCGTAGCCTTCATCAAGCGTCTCCACAATGATCAAAAAGGGCGGGCCTTCCTCAACCCACTTCGCTTCAAGCCATTGGCATTGGCAATCATCTGCCACGACGCCTCCAGACTGTAATGCATCATTTACCGCTTTTGAGGATATGTTGTCTATATCTCTTTTGCGCTTATCTGGCTTTTTTGCCAAGACAGTCAATTTATAAAAGGATGTAATTGTTTTAACCCGTTCCAGGGAGAAAACTGCATGAGCCTGGGTAATCCAGTCAGTATATTCCTTGGATCGGTAAAGACCTTTGCCTCGTCCCCTGCGCCAAAGCCTATTAATAGATGGCGGACGAGGAACTTCAAACTTTACTATCAAAGATGTCTGGCCTTAATTCTTCAGGTGTCATCTTCGACATCTTGGCAATAACATGAACGTGTTCTACAGGAATCTGTCTCCATTTGGATACAGCTTGCCGTGTAATGCCAAGCTTTCGGGCCAGATTGGACAAATTGCCGTTGCGGGCAAACACAGTGGTAAGGATCGGGTTTCTTTCTTTCATCCTCCTAAAATGGCCAAGTATAAATAAATAGTCAACAGCTAATTGACAGAGGGTGCAAAATAATTCATAGTCGCTTCATTGATTGATATGGAGAAACGATATGCAGAAGTTTTATCTACCTATATCCAGTAGTCACTTGCCACCCAAGTCACCACTTGGATTTATCTACGAACATGAAACATACCTTAGCATTAACAAGGTTGTATCTGATATTTATGACCAGCAGATCGAAAACATTATCCATGTTTATGAAATTGATCCTCAACGTGGGACTGTCCACGATGTGATGGTTGACATCTGCGAACTTATACGTCAGAGATACATTATTGATTTGCCATACATCGAAGATGGCAAGTACGAAATTGAAGCATTATTAGATCAACACCAACCAACATGGAGATACGATTATGAAAATGTCTGAAACAATCGCAGAACTTGCCACCGCATTATCTAAGGCACAAGGCCAGATTGAGGCTGCGTCTAAAGGTTCTGTAAATCCACACTTCAAAAGCAGATACGCTGATCTTAATTCACTGCGTGATGCGATCCGTGAACCATTGGCAGTCAATGACCTTTCAATCATTCAACTTCCTCGTGTAGACGGCAATCACGTAGAAGTTGAGACAATGCTTCTTCATAAATCAGGAGAATACATTGCTGAAACATTACGGATGCCATTCGGACAAAATAACGCACAGGCTATCGGGTCCGCTCTTACTTACTGCCGCCGTTATAGCTTGGGCAGCTTGCTTAACCTGTCTGCTGATGATGATGATGGTAATGCTGCCGTTGCGTTATCTGGGAAACAAGATAGCCAAGGAAGTTCTAAAGCTGAACATTCTAATATCAAGGATGAAGCAAAGAAAATAGCACAGGATGGTACAGAAGCTTTAACTGTGTGGTGGAATAACCTCACCAAAGAAAGCCGCGAATCATTTTCTAAAGATGATCTTGCAGAATTGAAAAAGATAGCTTCAAAGGCAATCTAATGTCTGGATTTAATGATCAGCGCACACCTGAGTGGTTTGCTCAACGATGCGGTAAAGTTACCGCCAGCCGTGTGGCTGACATTTGCGGAAAAACGAAGAGCGGGTATTCGTCTACTCGCGCTTCGTACATGGCAGAGTTATTGGCGGAGCGTTTGTCTGGTACACCTACGCAGAAGTTTCAATCTCAAGCCATGATGTGGGGGACAGAGTACGAGGATGAGGCGCGCAGTGAGTATGAAAAACGCACTGGGTGTCTTGTAGAGGGAATCGGCTTTGTCCCCCATCCATCCCTTCAGTGGGCTGGCGCATCGCCTGATGGATTGGTGGGTAAAAATGGTCTTATCGAAATTAAATGTCCTAATACCAGCACTCACCTTGCAACATTAGAAGATAATGAAATACCATCTAAGTATGTGTTCCAGATTTTTTGGCAAATGGAATGTATGGGGGTAGATCGCCAATGGTGCGATTTTATCTCATATGACCCACGCTTGCCTGAAAACCTGCGTTTGTTTGTTAAGAGAATAGATCGAGACGACAATCGCATTACCGAAATTCGTAACGAAGTCATTCTATTTTTGGATGAGATTGAAGCGAAGATAACCAAACTAAATGCACTATTTAAATAGGAGAAAAGTATGGCGTACGAAAGCAATGTTAACTGGATTAATGTTTTTCGAAATAAGTATAAGTCTGGCGATAAGCAGCCAGATTTTAAGGAAAACAACAAAAACAATAACCAGATTGAAGTTGAATGCCCGCATTGCAATAAGACATCAATTATGGATGTTGCTGTTGCTGTATGGGAGAAAACAACCAAGGCTGGAGAAACTTATTTTTCCATTAAGTTTGGCAAAAAATATGTAAAGCCAGACCAATTTCCACAGGAAAACAACGGCCCTGTCGATAGCATTCCATTCTGATATGACAATACTTGAGACGCCAAAGGAAAAGCCAAAACGTGATCAGTCACGCGCATTTGATTTGTGGTTATCCAAATATCCGCAACTTAAGCCAATCCAGACAAGCCAAAACGAATGGTTGTTTGGAGAAATGCGTAAGGACGGCAAAATTGTTAGCGCAATAAACTTTACCATGATGCCAGATTTTATCGACCATAATGGAGATGATAGCTGGGGTGGCATAGAGTGGGTCAGAAACATAGATGTAGAAACTTTTCTTATATCTATCCAGTTTGGCAGCCAATACGGCGTTCCTTTGGTGCATCTCTTGTATTTTCCCTTTACTGATACTCTTATGTTTCAAACCATTTGGAAAGATGGCATTAAAACAGAAGTAAAGTTTGAGGAGAATAATAAATATAAAAATGGGTTAGCTAAAGTTTACTTTACCTCTCCTAAACTTATTGAGGGTGATGATGAGAAATAATAATATACCATTATCTGAGCAATTCAGGTTAATTTCCGAAAAATGGGTTGAAGCAGAAACAGCCGCATCACTTCTTGAGGAAACAAAATCTGCTGTTCTATCCAAGATGATGGCAGATCTTGGTGATATACCAGTCAGTAGAGCAGAAATGAGAATAAAAGCGACACAAGATTGGCGTGATTACATTGAGAAAATGGTTGAGGCTAGATCGCAAGCATCTATGCTCAAAGTTGAAATGGAATTCATAAAAATGCAATTCTCTGAATGGCAATCGCGTGAAGCTACAAAAAGAGCAGAAATGAAATTGTAGGAGTTAAATATGAATGATGCTAACCTATACCAGATAACACCTGATCAAATTGATGAACTTCGTGAAGTTGTTGTTCAAATGTCTGATGTGTTTGAGGGACATGAACTTGATGTTGTTATGGTTGCTTTAAACACAATAGTTGTAAGCACTATAATGTCTCATGTGCCAGAAGCTTATCAAAGATATTCAGCGCAAACATTTATGAACACATTTATGATTACAATGGCAAATTCAGGAGTTAACTTATATCCCGACAAGGAATATATAAATTGAAACGAGTTAAAATAACCACCTCTATGCGGGTGAAGATATTTGAGAAAGATAACGGCATCTGCCATATGTGCAAACTTAAAGTAGATGCTGGTCAGGAATGGGATGTATCACATGAAATTCCTTTGGAAGCTGGCGGTAAGGACGATATTTCTAATTGGTTTGTGGCACATCGCAAATGTCATAGGCATCATACCGCCACTGTTGACATGCCACTCATAGCTAAAGTAAAGCGTATAAGGGCAAAGAATATGGGTGCTAAGAAGACAAGATCGCCCATGCCAATGGGTAAAAACTCCAAGTGGAAAAAGAAAATGGATGGAACTGTAGTTAGGAGAGATAAGTAGGGTGCGTTAATGAAAGATAAAAAATTTGAATTAGTAGGAGAAATAAATGACTAAGTTCTTGTTCACCATGAATATGCCATCAGCAACGGATAATCTTGTTCACCAAATTATTGGCGACGTTGATGGTGCGACTAGCATTGATGATTTGAAATATATGTTGAACCATGCAGATTTTATCAAAATCCGCCAATTCTACAGTCATCGCACACCCAACAATGAAAAGAGATTGGAGGATCGCGGCGACATGATCATCAATGTGCAACATATCGGTAAAACACAAGAGTATTTAGAGGGTAAAATACATGACGCCTACAATGATGCTGGAAGAAGCGGCCCGTATTCTGAAAGAGCGGAGCGAACAATACGGTAGCGCAGACGAATGTTTTGATCGCATCAGTAAGTTAGCGTCAATTATTCTTAACAAAGAGATTACCAAGTACGATGTTGCTATGATCCACGTGGCAACAAAGCTTGGTCGGCTGCAAGAAACTCGGTGGCTGGACGACAACTATATTGATGGTGTAAACTACTTGGCTTTCGCGGCGCAATTCATAAATGCCCGTGGGAAGAACAGTAAACCTGATAACGCAACGGAGGATGACGGCGTTATTGAAATGGCGCGGAAGCTAGCGCCAACACCTAGACGAGAGGAGAAACCTCGTGAGAAAAATAGTACCCCTAGCACTTTTGCTAGTGACGGCATCTACACAGGTGTCCAAAGCTGATGAAAGTGCGGCAGAATTCTTCGCCAAAGACAAAACCTATTGGTCGAAGGGTCTGAAAGCGCCAGATAAGCTTGAGTATAATGGATCTAATGTTGTGGCTGATGTTATAAAAGCTGGCGATTACCAAAAGCAAAAAGTCGTTCAGATGGTCACTGAGAAAGTACGCGCTGCGCTTGGATCGGAATGGGTCCCAACTGCATTGCGTATTGCCAAGGTAGAATCTGGATTTAACTGTAACGCCGTGGGGCCACGTACACGGGTAGGCAGAGGTAGAGGGGTATATCAACTCATGCCAGGATCTAGCGCCGCTCTAGGGTATTCCTATGGCCGTTTAAATGAGTGTTCCTATGGTATTGATGCGGGCGTTGCCCATATGCAAAAGTGCCTAGAGTCAGCTGGTGGGCATATGAATCCAAACCAGATGGCAGCGTGTCACGTCAGCGGCTGGGGTGGCTGGAACCGCAAACTGAAGCGCCGTGATGAAAAATACCGCAAAAAGTATATTCACATGGCGAGTCGCGCTAGGATATAAGAGGGGACGGGTGGTTGCGTAATAGACTCGCGTGGGTCCATGGTTAGCCCACACCTTAATAATATGGAGATTGATATGACTAAACCAATGAGCGTTCAAGAATTAAATGCCGTAGATAAAAGAATGATTGAATTGTGGAACAATGGTTTCACAGGTCAGATGCTTGCCGAATATTTTGGTAAGACACGCAATGCAATTTTAGGCCGTTTATCAAGGCTAAGAGATGCTGGCCACAACGTATCAGTAAAAGGCCAGTTAAACCCGAACAAAAATAAGCAAGAAAAACCAAAGCTTTATAATACAAGCGAAGAAAGAGCGAT